ACCACCAACCACGATTACCTCGACCTTTGCTCGGTGAGCGACGTGGGAACTGTTTATAGTCCTTAGAACCAAACTCATTACCCATTATCACATATCCAGCACTAAAAGCACTAGAGCCAACTTTGGCACGACCACCAACACTAAAACTTGGGGCTTTATCTGATCTAGATATTTTAATAGAATCTGCTACTGCTATTGCTTGACGCACGTTATATGGTGCGCGACTAGCTGCACCTTTAGCATAATTAGCACCACGTTCAGCCAAAGCACTAGCAATCTTTTTCATATCTGTTTTAGCAACGTCGTCCATTTTGCCAAACGCACGTAACAAACCACGATAGTCTTTATCAACTTTAACTAATTGAATTGCTTTAGCCATTATTGCGCTCGTTTAATACGTTGATTGCTGTAGCCCATATTTCGGGTTCTGCATTGAGCCAATAGTCGGGTGTTATCCCAGTTGCTATTGCTAATTCTATTGCTGTTCGCCCAATACTTCGGGCTTGGTAAAATTTGCTGTCTCAAAATCAGAAGCTGCAATAGAGACGACTTTGTTTTTCCAAGTGTCAAAACTTTCAATCTTCTTTGTGACACGTTGCTGAATTTTGTGACCAAGGAATAAAAGTAATGAATTGCTTGGCGTGCTTTCTTCCATAAGAATTTTAACAATTGACTTATTGTTGTATAGTTCTTTTTCTGCCATAGCAAGTTCGATAGGTCTTGTCCACTCATCAAACTTTTCACCTGTTTCTAATTCCCACGATATTTGTAACTTAAGCATTTTTGATGCCCCTGTTCTTTAGTTGTTGTTAACTTGTTAGGTCTTCTGTTGGAATTCCTACAACTTGTAATGATACTGTACAAGTTTGTGCATCTGCACCTGAAGCAGAAATACCAGGGTATTGTGGTAATACTGTTCCAGTTAAAGTTACACCTGTTGTAAGTGTCATAACAAAAGCAAGTGCTGTATCTGGGGCTGTTTCTGTTGCGTCCCAAAGTGCTTTGTAAAGACTTCCTACTGGTGTTGTTTTTCCTGCGTCATTTAAGAATGTGATATCTAAAGTAACGTTGCTGTCAATATATTTGTAGGCTTTGCCTGCAAGTGTGTCAAAAGTTAGGCGTTCTGTATCAAAGTTAATAGCAGAATCTAAAATTTGGCTTGAATAATTGATCGTAGCAATTGTTAGGGTTAGAGAACGACCACTTAAAATTGTTGTTGTCATTATTGCCTTTCTTAGCCTGTGTAGGCTGTTTGTAGTTGGATTTCAGCAGCTAATAGATCTGTACTATTAGTTGCTCTAATTCTAGGGCTACTTATTGATAACACAATAAAGGTTAACGGAATAAGTCCTAGAATGGTTTCTATATCATCTTCCAAGTTTTTTAATGCGCTTGGATTTGAGTACGTAGTGCTGACCACTTCTAAGGTTAGTCTTACGTAATAATTTTTGCCGTTACCTATAACCATTGGTTCAAGATATGGGTCTGAGGCAAGAATTAAAGCTGCTGGTGGAATTATGATTTCTGGAACGTGATCATAAGCTGTATAATTTGAGTTTGATGTGATTGCTGTTTTAAGTGTGTTCCTAAGATCTGATAAAGCCATAGGTTAACCTACTTGACTATTAGAGTCTATATATTTGCTTATTAAACCTGTTATTTTGTACAAAAGTGTGCGACCCATACGATATGGGGCTGGGGTAAAGTCTAGGGCTTGTTGTGTGCCACCTACAGCTAGTCTTGATTGGAATACGTCAATTGCTACTTGTAGCACAGCTTCTTCTACAGCTGCTATGCCGTTGTATTGTGATAAATCATTTTCAGCAGCAATACCATTAGGAATAACAAATCTGTAATCTTTATGTACTGGTGCGCTTGTTGTTGTAATTCTAAAAGTGTAATCATCTACTATTGCTGAAATTGTTTTGTTGCCATTTACGTGTGCTTCAACACCTGATATGGCTACTGTTTGTGTTTCATAAAATTTGTGTGGTCTTGTTGTGTGAATAGTTGTTTCAGTTGCTTTTTCTGAATAGTGTTTATCTATATTAACTTTCCATTGAATAAGAAAATCACCAATAGAATCTTCTGCTGTGTCAATGATTGCGTTTAATGCTGTGTCATCGTAAAGGGAAGATGAAACACCAAGGACAGCTCTTAACTGAGCTGCTGTTACTAATACTGGCATTTCATTTCCTTTCGTTTAGGGTGAGGCTACCCACAGGGGCGAGAGTAGCCTCACGACTTAGTGGTTTATCAGGACTTGTTAAACCAGTTTGCGCCAGCTGCAATTTTTGTAGCTAGTGCGCCATAGCCGTAATAGTTTACGTCTATTTGTCCTGTGTTGATTACGTTGGTGCGTAGGCTCAAACGTGGGCTTTCGTACCAAGTGTATGCGTCTGGGTTTAAGACAACCATTGAATAGTCACCTAAACCTGTGTTACCTGTTCCGTTCATTGAACGTGAAACATACAAATCTAAACCAGCAACGTTTCCACGTAATGATTGTGGGCTTACTGCGCCACCTGCATTTTGTGGGTTTGAAGCTGTGTAGATTGGACGACCTGCGTCGTTGTAACCCATAATTTTACCCCATTGTTCTGGAGATACTACAAGGTTACGTGCAAAACCTAATGAGGCTTTGTAAACGGCTGCAGCTGCTGAAGATACGTATTCTAATAATCCTTCTGCGTCTTCGTCTGCTGCTGTTGCGTTTAGTGTTCCTGCGTTTGCAACTTCGCCTGCAACGTATGCGTCTGTGGCTTTTGCGTATGCAAATTCCATTTGACGTACAAGTTCGTCAAAGAATACTGGTGAAGAACGATCTAGTAATTCTACTGAGAATGTTTGTTGTCCACCGAATTTTTTAACTGCTACTGAAACAAAAGATGAAGCTGTATCTGTTTCTGATAATGCTGCTTCTTCGTTTGCTTGTGCAACTGTTGGAGCAGTTGTAATTTTAGGAATTTCAAAAGACATACCAGCTGGTGGCAAGGTTTGCTTTGAAAGGGCATCTATAAATCCTCTATCAGCGTTTGCAATTCCGTTAATTACGTCAGTTGATTGTGGTGTTGGAATAAATGCTGAGTTATTTCCAGTTGTGTCAGCTGCCATTACATATTGACGGCTGTCTTCGTTACCAAGAGCTGCTCTAATTGAGTGTTCTAGGTATGAAGCCTTTGAAACAATTGGGCTTCTTGGTGCTGTAAAGATTGCTGGTCGAACGTTGCGTTCTGCAGCTTCTACAGCTGGGGCTTCTACAGCCTTTGCTACTTCTTCTACTACTTCTGGGGTAACTTCGTTTGACACGATAGTTTCCTCGCTTTCTGTTGGTTGTAAAGTGTCTGCGCTTGCAGCTACTTCGGTTATTTGGGCATATTCGCCAAATGCTGGAAATGTGACGTGTGAAACTTCTTTTAGGGTTGCTTCGTTAACGATTACTTGTTCACCTTTAGTGACATAATCATCAATCATCGCGCCTACGCTAAATCCAGTTCTTAAACCTTCTTGTGCTTCGGCTAATGCGTCGTCGCCTGCATTGGTTCTTGCTATTTTGAATGTTCCGATAATTCCTTTATCGTCTTCTTCATATCTTGATAGTTTTCCAATTGGTCTAGTCATATCGTGTTCGGTAAAAAGTTTAATACCTTCACCGATCTTTAATGAGCCTTGTTGAAATACAACGTCGCCCATATTTGTGTGTCCTACTTGACCAAAGGGAACAATAACGCCAGTCAATTCACGTTTTGATGAATTAGCTGCGATAATGTCGGTTGAGAATTTAATAAAATTATTCATTTATCAAATCTTCCCTTTCTCTTGCTTCCTCTATTCTCATTACACCAAGAGGAATAAGTTTCTGATATATGTCAGCGCGTTCTATAGCACTTGGGCTGTAAAATTCTTCTAAATCAAATTTTACTATAGATCCACGTGGCGTAATATCGTTGTCGCTTAATCTTTGTGTAATACAAGTCATTAAAGGTTTTAATGACAGATCTATTAGGCTTCTTCTTTCAGCTGTGACGTTTGAGTAAGTCATTGAACCACCTGCGTTACCACCTACGTAGTATTCAGGTAAATTACAAGCCCTAGCAATCTCTGAAGCCATATATTGACGTGCAGCGTTTAGCGTTAATTGTTCTGGGCTAAAACCTATGCTTTGAAAATCAATTGTGTCGTTAACAAAAGCTGTGCCACGTGTTTGTCGTGCTTCTTTCCAAGAATTTAATAGGGCTGTAACTCTTTCAGCAGGCATTGGCAAGTTAGATTTCAACACAACGTTAGGTGTTGGTTCATCTGCAAATCTTTTAACTGCCTTTTCTAATGCAAGTGCTGTAAGTATTGTTGTTCCTGCTCTTACAAGTAATCCTTCGTCAAATCCTGTAAATGGTATAAGTGAACCAAGTCCGTTTTCTGGTACTCGGTTTCCGTCAACACTGTAATAGCGTACGTTGTGACCTAATGCGTCTAAAGTTCTTGTAACACGGCTTACTGAAATCCACTCAGCACTTAAAGGTCTTGAGTCTGCGCCAAGTTCAAGTATTCGCATATAACCTTGACCTGTAAATAAAATGTCCTCTGCCAAAAATGTGTAAACAGACTGTCCAGTCATACGAGGGTCGGGTTGCCTAATAAAAGGTGGGGTCACAACTTTAGAGTTGTTTGATTCACGTCTAACTTCAAGTGGTAATGAGCCGATAGTTGCACAAATAATATTTCTGGCTCTTGCAACGGCTGGGACTTGCATAGCTTGTGCTCTGCTTACAGAAGACAAACCAAAATAGTCAAAAGGTTGGGCGTATTGCTGATAGTTGTAAGGTGCTACAGCTGCATCAACTTTGTTTACGTCGTCTTGTGGTGTGACACCAAGTAGATTTTGAAAGAAGCCCATAACTTCTAATTCTTTACCAAATTGTTATAATAGTCAAGCATCAAGCCACTACAATGTCTTGGTTAACTGACCTTGTGCCGTACTGTTCGGCTTTGTGTATCGCCAAA